GCTTATTCTTGAAGCCATACCTTTGCCCTGCAAATGTTGCTACCATTGGTTATGGAACAATCCGTTATCCAAACGGAACGAAAGTAAGATTGACAGATGCTTCAATAACTGAAGCAAAAGCAATGGAGTATTTGATGTTTGAAATCAATCAAAAAGCAAGAGCAATTGATCCGATGTTAAGAGAAGATTTAACAGGCAACCAATTTGCTTCTTTAATCTCCTTTGCCTATAATTTAGGCGAAGGTGCATTGCGTAAATCAACCTTACTAAAAAAGGTTAATGAGAATCCATTAGATGCGCAAATTCGCAATGAATTTCAAAAGTGGATATATGCAGACGGAAGAAAATTAAACGGCTTATTAAGGCGCAGAAATGCAGAAGCGGATTTATATTTCAGCTAAAAACAACTTATGATAATTAGACCTCGATTAACACAGGAGGAGTATTTATTTTTAAAAAAGAATTATAGAGCAAAGAAAGGAAACAGAGTATTAGCAATCGGTGATTTGCATGAGCCTTTCTGCCTTGATGGTTATCTTGATTTCTGCAAAGAAGTATATGCAAAATATCAATGTAACAAAGTTGTATTTATTGGCGATGTAATTGATAACCATTATTCATCCTATCATGAAACTGATGTTGATGGCTTAAGCGGTGGTCAGGAGTTAGAGTTAGCGATTTTAAAACTTGCTGCATGGTATCAAGCCTTTCCTATTGCTGATGTAACTATTGGCAATCATGATAGATTGATAATGAGAAAGGCACAAACAGGAGCAGTTCCAAAGGCTTGGATAAAGGAATATAAAGAAGTGTTGAACGTGCCGGGTTGGAATTTTACTGAAAGGATTGTTGTTGATGGAGTGCAATATATTCATGGGGAAGCAGGAACTGCGCAAGCTAAATGCAGAGCAGATATGATGTCAACAGTACAAGGTCATTTGCATACTCAAGCCTACACACAATGGTTTGTTGGTGCAAACTTTCGTATCTTTGGAATGCAGTTAGGTTGTGGCATAGATCATAACTCTTATGCTATGGCTTATGCAAAATCCGGAAAGAAACCTGCAATCGGTTGCGGAGTGATAATTGATGGCGATGTTGCAATAAATGAATTGATGAAACTATAATAAAACTAAAATGAAAAAACCAAAGGGATTTAACAAGATGACTTTAAGAGAGCAAGAGATATGGCTAATTGCAGAACGTGAAGCAATCAACAAAGCATTAGCTGCAAACAGCAAACAACTTGCAATAGTTCGTGGTGGACAGAAGGTAGAATTAAGCGATTATGAAAGGCATGATTTGGAGAAGGTATAATATACCATACTAGGTATAAGTAAATAATAATTTATACCATTATTTGCAAATACAAATTAATATATTTATATTTGCTATTAAATTACTTTAAATGGTATAAATATGGAAAATAATTTAATTTACGCTTTATATTGTCCAATACATAATAAGCCTGTATATATTGGACAAACAAGTATTGGAATGCATAGACCATTTGAGCATATTAAAGAAAAATCTCATAGTATTAAAGTTAATGAATGGATTAAACATTTAAAATTTCAAGGGTTAGAACCTATTCTTGTTATACTTGAACATGATTTTGAAGATAAATATCTTAATGATAAAGAACAATTTTGGATAAATAAACATTTAAATCAAGGATGTTTATTATTTAATCAAAATGCAGTATCAGTAGCATTTTATCAAGCAACAGAGTTTGACATTATTAATGCAGACTTTTTATATGAAATAAGAATGTTTATAAAAGGTAGAAGAAGAATATTAAAAATGACTCAAAAAGAACTTGCTAAAAAATCTGGTGTTGGGATTCGTTTTTTGAGAGAATTAGAACAGGGGACTAAATCAAATTTTCAAACAGAAAAAATAGAGAAAATTTTAATGTTTATGGGAAATGTTAGACTTTCAGTTAAACAATTATAACCTAAAAAATAGTGAGCAAAAAACATGACAAATGTATGTTCAAAAAAATGTAACCAAACACAATTATTGAAACCAAAAAATGATACGCAAATATTCGATAATATATGAACAATCATCTGAACTAATCAAGTTACCAATAGGTCATGCAGGTTTCAATCCTGCGATGGTTGTTTAAAATTATAAATTATGAAAGATAAAATTGTTCAATCAGTAGTTGCAAAATATCAGCAAAGAAGTGAAGTAGGCATTGGTAAATACAACACAACTTTAGAGAATAATAATGCTGATAATTTTTTCAAACATGCTCAAGAAGAAGCAATGGATTTCTCTTTGTATTTAGAAAAGATAATGCAGATTGTAAAAGAAACTCCAAACGATGCAGAACTTGGAGCTAAAATAAGAATGATGTCAAGATGATAACAAAAATAATTTATAAAAAATTAGGCAGAGAAAAGCTATGGGGTGAAGCAGATTTAGAAGATAATTCTATTGTATTAGATATTAGATTGAAAGGGAAAAAGCATCTTGAAATATTAACACATGAATCTTTGCATATATTATTACCGGGAGCAAACGAAGAAGAAATAGTTAGAATATCAACTGCACTCACCAAAGTATTGTGGAAAGAAAATTATAGAAGGATTGATTCTGAAGATAATATTCCACTTCAGGATGGGAGTTAGATTATAACAGAGTATTGTCGCAATTACAAAATTAAATAAATATAGTAACTGCGACAATACAAGTGTTATACGCAAGGGCTACATTCCGTCTACGTTTGACAATTTCGTGTTCAAAAAAAACAAAAAATTTCCCCACGCTTCTAAAATAATGTAGTTTGCATTTGTTCATTTTCTAATCGTTTTAATCCTGCTAAATAATATTCTTCTATTAATTCGCACCCAACAAGGCTAAATTTTTCCCTGTGGCAAGCAATCGCAATCGAAGCACTTCCCAAATGAGTATCTAAAATCAAATCGCCTTCCTTTGCGTAGTTTTGTAAAATCCACTGGTATAGTTGTATTGGCTTTTCAGTCGGGTGTATGCGTTCTTGCTTGTTGCCCATATTTTGCTGTATAAATCCGTGCCATGTCCATTTAAAAGTCCTTACAGCAGTATCAAACGAAGTCCAAGCAAGTTCGGCATCAGCAAAATATCCGCCTACTTTGTTTTTATCCCATACAAGCCAACAACTACTATTTTTATTTATCCTTTCAATAAAGTGGTTTGCACCCCAAATGATTTGATTTTTAGATACTCTTTGCAATTCATCAAAATAAGCCTTGTCAGGTGCTTTTTTATCCCAATCGTATTTAGTGTATTGCTTTGCTTTTCCTGCTCCGTCAATTCCTATTTTACCGCCATCCATATCAATTCCGTATGGTGGGTCAACTATTGCTAAATCAAAATGTTTGTCAGGGTATTTAGCCATAAGTTCCATATTGTCGCAATTAAATAATTCTATTTTTCCTTCGCTCATTTTTTGTTTTTTTTGTTCGTGCTACTAATTAAGTTCCTACTAAATAACCGCCCCAGCGTATAACACGGGTTTGGCGCAATTTGCCCGACCGCACAAGCCAACGCTTCGCAAACTTCGCCAAGCCCGAAAACGTTATAAACAATAACATGAAACATATTAAAAATTGAATAAATCAGTTCCCATTTAGGGAACATTTGTTATCATTGCATCGTGAAAGTTATTGCAAAAAGTACACAATTACAATCCCAACACATAATCATATAATACAAAGAACTCTTCAGGTGTTGATATAAATTCATATATTCCGCCTGACTTCCTTTCCAATGCTTGTTCAGTTAATTGATATTCTGATGCTTTATCCTTACCAATTTTGATTTCTATCATTACTGATCTTCCTTTAATTGTTGCACTTATATCAGCAGTTCCTTTTCTTGTTGTACCGGGAATCCATTTCTTTACTGACAAATGTAATCCACTTGCAGTTTTTTCAATGCCATCAATTAGCCTGCCTGTTGAATTTACCCTTGTTGCTCTCCATCCTTTCCATAAAATATAGTTGGTTATGAATTTAGTCAATCCATTTGCCGTCTTATATTTTGGAAGCGTTGGCGCACAATAGAAGCCATCTGCAACTACTTGTGGATATTTTACTTTATAATATTCTAAATGTGCTTCGTTGTATCTTTCTTTGAAGGTCATGTCAATGAATTTAAGGCTTTAAATAAATCTGCTTTGTTGCCTATCATGTAAACTTTGCCATTGTACTTTAAAGCATTCTTTATCTTTCCTGTTGCTGAAGATTTTAATTTTACTTCATGACAAACTTTTTTGAACTGCTCAAAGTTATTTTTTTCTGATTTATTGATTTGTGGCATGGGTGAATGTTTCGTTGTAATATTGTTCAGCTTTATCATAATCATAACCACATATATGAAATCCATAGTCATTTGCAAAATCTATCTTCTGTTGCTTTTCCATTTCTTTGGCTTGTTCAAATAAATCTTTAATTAAGATGTCCATATCTCGTTTTAACAATTCTTGTCTTAACCATTCTACTGCTGTTTGTTTCATAATAAATAAATTTAAGGGAGTATTGCTACTCCCTATTAATCAAAACTAAAACTAAAAGGGCAAATCTTCAATTACTGCATTATTTACAGGCGGTGTTGCTGCTGCTTGTGGCTGCTTAATATTGCCGATATATACTTTCTTTTCTCCTGCTTCT